GCGCTGTCACAGACAATGCGCTGCCCGCCGTAGCCCTTTTCAATAATCGCCTTTGCGATTTCTTGATTCGTCGCTCCGGAGCGGTACCACTCATCGAAAACATAAATTTTCTTCTCTGCGTCATCGACCAGCTCGCATACAAAGGCGTTCGGGTCCGTAAAGCCGAAGTCCAGGTTGAACGCTGATTTCATGCCGGGCTTTGCCCGCAGCGCGTCAATGTCGAAATCTTCGTGCACGACATTCGTGTAAATCAGTCCCTCTGCGATACCCCAATCGCCGTCACCCTCGATGCGGTAGCGGCGCGGATTTTGTTCCTTCATTTTCCGGAAAATCGCGCGATCGGCCTCATCCAGCCACTCGTTGCACTTCCAAGTCGTGGTTTTCGTGAAAACCTCATCGTCCGGCGCGTCAAAGAATCGCTTTTTAAGCCAGCTGGTCGCACTCCACGGGTTAAAGGTCAGCGTGATCTGCTTAAAATAGCCCTCCGGCACCTCGCCTCGAATCGACATATCCAATTTGTTGAAATCGTCCTCGTTCGCAAGCTCATAGGCCTCCTCGATCCACACAAAACAGAGGATTCCGTAGTCGACCGAAATCGAAGTGATTTTCAGGCCGTCATCCAGTCCGCGAAAAAGGATTTTCTGCCCGGTGGAGCGGCGCGTAATCTGCATCGGGGATACCATGCAATCAAAATACGCATCTACTCCGAGGCGGTGAATCGCCCACTTGAGGTCAGAGAAGACCGAATCGCGCAGCGTATTTGAGTACCGGCGCACGCAAAGCGCGTTGCTTTCCGGATACTGGAAAAGCCGGAAAATCAAATTAAGCGCAGCCGTCTTGCTTTTCTTGGATCCACGGGACCCTTTGCACACACGGTAACGCTTTTTTGTCTTCCAAAAATCCGCGTAGCCGGTGCCCACAAGCTCCTGCAAAGATAATCGCGGCATGCGTCACCCCCTAAGGTCATTTCGTTGCAAGGATTACATACAGGCGAAGCACTAGCAGCACGACTATAAGCCACGTCCCGGTGTCGTTCATCTTCTCTCCAGCCAGGCGGCCACCAGCGCCACGACTGCCACTGACAGGCACGCTATCGTCCATCCAAGCGCGACCATCTTGACTACTCCATCCATGCCTTTCCTCCTTACACAAACATTTTTGCCAGATACCACTTTTTAGCTTGCTTCTCGCGCTCAATCTGTGCCTCCACAAGCTGAATCTCCCGCGTGATTGCCGCCTGCCTCTCTACGATGTCGCGGCGCGTCTCTGCATCGTCGTGCCATTGCACCGTGAAGTGCTGCAGCGTGTCGAATTGCAAATTTATCGTCGTGCGATACCGCCGCAGGAACCCCGGAAAGCTCCTCTGCACCGTCAAGAAGAGATACTCCGTATCTACTCCGTCGAGCGGCTCAAAGACCGCAAAGCGTGAATCGATTTCGCCGGGCACCTCTATCTGCCCCACGAAATCATCTACCGCGCTGAGCTTTACATAGCAGCTCCCCGCCTTGTATTTCTTCCCAGCCGCGGCACGCTCCACCGTGCAGAGCTCCCTGATATTTCTCTCTCTGTGCTCGGTGTATCTCATAGCGCAAGCCTCAGCTGCCCGTCGGCTTCCAAAATCTCAATGTGCTTTTTCACTACCGCCATATCCTTGTCGCCCCCGCACAGATCTCGCATCATGCCCGCAAGTTCCCTTCGGACGCCCGCCTCCTCAGCCTCTATGTCTTGCAGCTCTTTGAGCAGTGTCTCCATATCCGGCAGCGGCTCGGGCACATGCGTATTTACATACCGCGGGATATTGAGGTTGTAGTCATTCTCGGCCATTTTGTCCGGCGTCACGAGCTCCGCGTACCGCTCCCAGCTCTTCCGCGCCCTAAAAGCCGCAATAACTCGCTCGATGTGCTCCGGCAGCATGTCATTTTGCTTTGTGCCTTTTTTGAACGCCTTCGACGCGTCAATAAAAAGCGTGTCATTACTGCCTTTCTCGAGAATAAAAATAAACACCGGAATGCCGGTGTTTAAGAAAAGCTTATCCGGAAGCCCGATTACCCCCGAAATAAGCCCCCGCTCAATCAAATATTTTCGAAAGTCCTTCTCGCTATTTCCTCGAAATAGCACGCCATGTGGCAGAATCGCGATAAGCCGCCCGCCCTCTTTAAGGTGTGCAAGCCCCTGCATCACAAAGCCGAAATCCGCCTTGCTCGCCGAACAGCAGATGCCAGAGAAGCTATACTCTTTCGTGTCCGGAAAGCTCATGCTATACGGCGGGTTCATGATGACATTGTCAAATTTCCCCACTTCGCTTATGCCGGTCTCGACTACACTCGAGAATCTCTCCCCCGGCATCACTTCCCACTGCTTGGACACCATCCCGCGCAGGCAGTCCGCTTCCTGCACGACTCCACCTTGATTCTGAATCACTGCATTGAGCAGCGCAAAGGGGATTGTCCGCGTTGAAAATTCCTGCATGAAGAAATCGCGCTTTTCGTGCTTGACGGCCGCCTCCGTGAGGCTACCAGTTCCCGCACACATATCGAGCACGGTTCCGGGCTTCATGAGCTTGGCCACAAGGTCGCAAATACAGTCCGGTGTGAAATCCTGCTTTAGCTTCGACCGGTCGCCCGCATCCGACTGAAAGTAATCCCGAAGGGAATTTTCTGCAAAAAGCTCCGCCACGGCCACGAGCTTTTCTCGGTCTCCCGCCAGCAAGGCCGCCATGATCGCGTCAGGCAGTCGGTAGCTCTCTTGCTCTCCGAAAATCTCCAAAAGGCTTGGCACGCGCGTCTCCTTTCTTGCGTTAAATCTTGCGTTACCTTGAGTTAATTCGCAACTTCTGTGCCCGCCGGGGGCTGCTCTGCGTCCCGCGTGCTGTCCCAGCGCCCCTCCGCGTCCACATAGTAGTAATACGGCGCTCCGCCGGCCGAGGGCTGTGTGCCGCGCACATAGGCGTCTTTCGCCATGAGGCCGGTCTTCGTGAGGTAGTACTGCGCGCCCTGGTACTCAAGCCACTGTCCGGAGAGCATACCGCCATCTCCGGCGAGGTAGTACCAGCCAGCAGCATCCTGAAACCACGCGTCGCGGATAAGGCTTCCTGCATTGTCGAAAACGTACCACCGGCCGCCGATGTATTTCCACCGGCCTGCGACAAGCGTGCCGTTTTCGTCAATGTACTGCCACGCGCTACCCCGCTGCTGCCAGCCGGTGTGTGCGTTTTCCCTGTGCTTCGCGCAAGCGGTGTAAGCGCACCAGCTCACATACTCCGCGCACCAATACACACCATTCATGCCGTACCACGCACCGTATTTCGTGTAGTTTGCGTCGCCCGGATTGCCAGTCTTGCTCTCCAGCTGAGCGCTGCTTGCCTTTTCGACATAGCCGACCTCTCCGAGCGCGACTGCAATCAGCTCCTCAGCTGTGCAGGTGTCTGCGCCGTAGCGCGGGCGACCGAAACCGTCGATGAGGTGCCCATTTCCGACCTCAGAGGGCAAGAAAACATAGGTTTTCAGTGCCACACACCCGCCGTCGCGCGAAAAATACTTACCTGCGGCGGTGTTTCCCTCTGCGACTGTCATTCGGATCCTGCCGAAGGGGAGCTTTTCGACCTTGACGGCGGCACCCACATGCGCGACGCGCTGCTTTTTGGCGCTGTAGTAGTAAACCCAGTCCCCGGGGAGCGGGTCCTTGTAGTACCGCCCCGCACGGACGAAATTGGCCTTGCCCTCAGGCGTGTAGGCCGTATAGCCTCCGCACAAGAGCTTTTGTCCTGCCTGATATGAATTCATGCTGCTGCCTCCTACTCTTTCAGGTCATCCACGATAACCACCGCGTCCATAGTGACGCCAACATTCTCTTTGAAAATTCCGTACCGCTTGCCGAGAAGCTCGGCAGCTTTCAGCCGGTCTTTCGCGGCTACATCAATCGCTGTGATATCCTGCATGCCGTCGCCGATCAGCTGGAGCGTCTGCTCGCGCTGCTCGCCGCGCATGATAGAGGTGAGATACTCTAAGACCTCTTGCGCGTCCGCGACCTTTGCGGAATGCAGCTCATCCAGCAGCTTTTTCAGGTGCGCTTGCACCTGAGGGTTTTTCATGAGGGTAGTGCTTACCACCGTAGAATTCCGCTTTGAGTATCCTGCGCGGATAGCCGCCTGCGCCGCATTGCCGTCAATCAGGTACTCCTCGCAGAATCTGCGCTGTCGTTCCGTCAATCCTGTCCTTGCCATCGCAAGCTCCTTTCTCTGAAATAAAAAAAAATCCCGGCGGGCAGGAGGTCGCCTGTCCATCCCGAGACCAGGCTAGGAGAATCCCGCCGGGAAATAAAAAAGACCGCGGGGCTCCCGTGGTCTTCTTCACCCTACACTATAACACAGTTGACATATAACATTCACTATGTTTTTACTAACATTTACTATATACATTTTTGCTGCATAATTGCATATTGCTCAAGTGCCTTAAGCCCCTTTCTGTGTAGTACAAAAGCGTGCTGCGGCGCGATATTCATCTCTGCCGCTATCCGCTCGAAGCTCTGATACTCGACATACCGCCTGTATAATACATCCATTTGTAGCGGATTATCAAGCTTCTGGATCAGTCGAATGGTGCTGTGCTTCTCATCGACGAAGGTGTCGATCTCCGCATTGATTTCCTGCTCAAGGGCGATTATCCGGAGAACCGGTGTCACAAAGGCCGCCTCTCCGGAGCTGCTCGACTGTACCCGCTCTCTTGAGGTATCGAAACCCGCGACACAGGTGGAGAGGGCTTTAAGCGACTCCAGCTCTCTGAGCTTTTGATTGATCACGGTATCCAGCAGCTGTAAGCGCTGCAGGCGCGTCTTTACATCCATCTTTTTCCCTCCTCTCGAAGCAAATCCAGATTGTCCTCGCAAAGCTCTTTATTTGCCTTTGCCTGCTTCACGCTCCGGAGCTCTTCCCTGTAGCGTGCCGTGAGCTCCCTCGCCGACGCTTTCGCCTTTTTGCGCTCATCCGGCTTAAGCGATACTCCGGAAGAGCGCTTGCCGATCTCTGCCATTCGCTTGGCCTCGCTTGCCTCGGTCTGATAGGTGATGCAGCGCTTACTCGCAGCCTGCCAGAGCGCTAAGTATTCAGCCTTGCGGCGCTCAAGATGCTCGACAAGCTGCTTAAAGCGCTGCGGCCGGTAGTATGGCTCGGACCGGTCAATAAGCCTCAGAAAGCGCCTAAATCGCACTGTCTTGCACGGCAAAAATTCGTCCAGGTTAAAAACCATATGGCAACTCTCGTCCCAGAATTCCTCAATCGTCAAGCTAAGCTCCTCCATGCTCTCTCCTTTCTTTCAGCGCCCTCATGAGGGACACTTGCGTAACATCCTTGCTCTGCAATGCTCTCATTACCTGCTCATCGACTGTGCCGGTGGCAATGAGGTGATGTATGATTACCGGCTTTTCCTGTCCTTGCCGGTGCAGTCTCGCATTTGCCTGCTGGTAAAGCTCAAGACTCCATGTGAGGCCGTACCAGACGATTGTATGCCCGCCCTCTTGGAGATTGAGGCCGTAGCCGACGCTCGCCGGATGCGCAAGCAGCACTTTTATCCTTCCGGCATTCCAGTCGGCAATGTCTTTTTCAGTCTCCAGCGTCCGCGCTTCCGGAATTTTTCCCTGGATAGCGGAGAGGTCGTGCTTGTAGCTATAAAAGACCAGTACAGGGCTGTCTGTCGTGTCGACAATCTCTGACAGCGCGTCAAGCTTTGCCTCGTGGATTTTCACCGGCACATTGTCCACGCTGTAGACGCTGCCGTTTGCAATCTGCAAAAGCTTTCCCATGACCGCCGCTGCATTGAGTGCTGCGATGTCCTCATCGTCTATCCGGAGTAGTTGCTCTTCCTCCATGCGCTTATATGCTGCCATCTCGGAGGCAGACAGCTTCACGGGAATGACATTGTCGATTCGCTTCGGCAGCTGCAGGTAATCGGCAGCGCTCATGCTGATGCAGATATCGCTGATCTTTTTCTCAATGACCTCCTGCGCTCCGCGTATCGGCTCCCATTTGTACGTGGTATAGCCGTTCCTCGCTCCCGGCCGGAAATACGCTTCGCGGTATGCGCCGATCGTCCCACCGAGACGCTCGCCTCTGTCGAGAAGGTAAATCTCCGCCCAGAGATCCATAAGCCCATTCGGCGACGGCGTGCCGGTAAGACCTACCACGCGCTTTGTGTGCGGCAGCACTTTCCGGAGAGCCCGGAAGCGCTGTGCCTGCGGGTTCTTAAAGCTCGACAGCTCATCGACCACTATCATGTCAAAGGGCCATTTTTTGCGCCGCTGGTAAGTCTCGACAAGCCATTTCACATTATCCCGGCCAATCACATAGATATCTGCATCCGCTGCCAGCGCGCTTAGGCGCTGCTGCTCGTTGCCCAGCACCTTTGAGATCCGGAGATCCTTTAGGTGGTCCCACTTTTCGTGCTCTCTCGTCCATGTGTCCTCTGCGACGCGCTTCGGTGCGATGATCAGGACGCGGGACACCTCGAAACAGTCGTACATGAGCTCTTGGATAGCTGTCATCGTGATGACGGTCTTGCCGAGTCCCATCTCCAGCAGAAGGCCGATATTCGGCTTTTCGACTGTCAGCGCGATTGCGCGCTTCTGGTAGTCGTGCGGAATGAATTTCACTCGATGCCGCCTCCCCTCAGTTCTCGTATAAATTCTTCGGCCTCAGCACGCCCCGCGATCGTCCGGACGTCTACGCCAAGGGCCCGAAGGCTTTTCTGCTGCCATACCTGTATGGGCGAAAGCCGGCCCTTTGGCGCTTTCAGCTCCACCAGATAAATTCTGCCGCCCGGAAGAAAAACAATTCGGTCGGGCACGCCATCATTTCCGGGACTCGTAAATTTGAGCGCTCTGCCTCCCAGATTCTTAATCTGCTCTCGCAGCCATTTTTCAATTTCTCTCTCGCGCATTTTCCTCCTCGTGACAACTTTTGTGACAAGTCATCATTTTTCTATATACGCGCGTATATACGCCTACGCGGGCGCTTTTCGCGTGTTTTTAGGTAAATATAAGTTGTGTATAGGAAAAAGTTGTAACCTTGTAACTTTTTCCCCGCAAAGCCTTTATTTATGCGGGCTCGCGGGTGGTTACAACTCGGTTACAAGTGCGGTTACAAGTTGGAGTTGTAACTTTTTCAACTTGCAACCCTATTGCATTTTTGGTTACAACTTTGACTTGTAACCAGTTGTAACCAGCACTTGTAACGCTAAGCTGCACCCCTTTCTCATCCATCTGTCCGCTTCGCATACGGGCGCTGCGCGCCATAGCCAGGGACCTTTTCAACCTCTCCGGTTCTCTCCCATCCGGATAACCTCGCCATAATGGCAGCAATCTCGTAGCCGTCTTGCTTCTTCCAGGCATTTTTAGGCCGACCGAAGCACTCCACGAAGATCTCTTTCGCGCAGACTCGCGTCCGCTGCATTGTGCCTTCCTGCTGCTTCGGTGACAGTACATCCCGCTGCCGGAAATAGTCGCAGCGTTTATCAATGTCCCAGCTGTACCAGTCCTCGGGTAAAAGCGTTTCGAGGTAGTCGATAACCTCGCCCTCGCGGTCGTCGTACTCAAGTGCCGCCTGCTGCGCCTTCGCGGCTTCCTTTTCCATCTCAGCATCGAGGAAGCTATCCTCTCCGTCCGTCGCATACTGCACAGCCTCAGCCCATATCTGCGAACGCACTTCCTCTGTCATATCCCAGATAGACAGCCGCCCGCCGCCGTTTACCGTGACCGGCCAAAAGCGCCGGTTTCCGGTCGTATCGCGCAGGAAGCCGGTCGTCGAATTCGTTGTGCCGCATATAATCGCGGTGCGCGGATGGCGCTCCACGACTCGCCCATAGGCTGCGCGGTACTCATCCACCTGCCTACTGATAAAGCCCTTCATGATGTCGACATCGGCTTTCCGCGTGCCCTGCATCTCGCCGATTTCCATGATCCAGACGCCCTGCAGCTTCTCTGCTGCAGTCTTGTCTCTCGTGTCCGCAAGGCTTAAAGAGTCGCTGAACCACTTACCCCCGAGCTTCCGGAGTAAAGTACTCTTTCCGATTCCGGGCTTTCCGTCAAGAACAAGCACCGTGTCGAATTTACAGCCGGGCTCCCACACGCGATGGACCGCGCCGATCAGCGTCTTCCGAGTGACCGCGCGCGTGTATGGCGTGTCTTCGGCACCGAGGTAATCGACTAAAATCGTGTCGACTCTCGGTGTGCCGTCCCACTCCGGAAGGCCTTTGAGGTAGTCCCTCAGCGGATTAAAACGCCGGCCGTCGACTGCGCGCGTGAGTGCTTTCACGAATTTATTTTCCGGAAATTGTACGCGGTAGGTGTCAGCAAGGTAGATGTAAAGCTGCGCCTCATCCGCGTCGCGCCAGAATTTATTCGGGTGCTTCCACGGAAGTTTTCCCTGAATTTCGATTGCACCGGTCAACTCATTAAAGCGGATGCCCTTAAGTTCCGGGGCATTCTCGAGAATGAGAGAAGCATTTGTGATTACCGGCCGAATGTCGCCGTTTTCATTCCGGAGCAGCTTTTTTGTCCAGTCCTCATCCGGCGCTGCTGCAGTCTCATCCCCGAAATCGAGCACGGCGCTTTCCTTGTGGTCCTGGTCAAGCGTTGACACTGTATCGGGATCCGCCGCGGCAAACTCCGCCATCGCTTTATAGCTTTTCGTGTCCTTGCCGTTCTTCCCCTCATATCCTTCATCGAGATCGCCGAATTTATGAATGCGCACCAGGTCGAAGGCATTGCAGAGCTGCCCGCTCGCGGGGTCAGTCGAGTGATTTGAGTAGGCGAAAAGGTCGCCGTCGTAGACCACAAGGCCGGAGGCTGTCGTGCCCGCAGCATAGGTGTAGCGGTCGGGGCGTGCGGTCTCTGTGTAGACCTCCGGCAGGAATTTCGCGATAGCCTCCGGAATTGTGTATGTCCGGCAGAATGCGCCGACGATGCCCTTCTTTGCAGTCGGGTCGCCCTGCTTATCTGCCTGCTTTTTTCGGAGACCGGTCATTCGCGATGACTCCGGCCAGTAGCTCGTGTCCATCCAGTCCGGATACTCGGCTAAGACCTCATCGGCGCTAAGGAACGGCGCGTCATAAGAGCGGAATTCCGGCTTTACGTCCGCGCTGTTACTCGGCCAGTACATGAGCCGCGCGGGCTGGAAGGTCGAATCATCGAAGTAGTCGATGCCGATTTTCTCTGCGATTTTACGCGCGATAGCCTCATACTCATCCGGCGACACCGCACGGGACAAGGGCATGATGAGCCTAAGCCGCGGCTTGTCCGGCGTGTGCTTATGCGTCGAGTAGATCGCCATCGCGCAGTCGAGGTCCAGATTGTCCATAAGGCTTTCCCAGAGGTCAGCCGGAGGGAAATCGAGGTCGAGCGTGAGGATCTGACGGGCTACTACGGCTCCGGTCTTTCTCCGTCCGTCCTTTAAGTGTCCGCCGACAAAGCCGCCGATATCCTTGATTCTGTCCTGCTCGCTCTTCGGAAGCTTCATGTACTCGGCGTGGGTCTCAGGCGTAGTCACGGACGTAGAGAGCCGCTTTAAGAGCTCCGACCAGAGTATTTCTTTATTCTTCCATGCCGTCTCAAAGCGGCTCTTGCCTATGGAAATCAGGATTTTGCCGTCATTTTCCATCAAATCCCCCCCCCATCAATCTTTCTTATAGAAATCTGTCTCGTAGGTGTCACCCTTAAGCGGCAGCCCCGGAGCCCAGTCGATGTCTTGTCCCATGATGTCATTAATCACCGCGGCGGCCTCGGTGTCCTCGCACGGTACATCGACGATCATTTCGTCGTGCACATGCATCACGATTTTGTACCCAAGCGCGCTGACGCGTGTCATAGCGACCGCCAGACAGTCCCGCGCAGTAGCCTGAACAATATTCTCTACCAGCTTTCCGCCGTAGGTCTCTGTCTCCCCCCAGGCTTTTGTCTCCTGGTTTACACCCATGTAGGTGATATGCTCTCTGCCGTCACGCGGATCCATTTTTAGCCGCGTACTCCAGTAGCAGAGCTTCCGGCCGCCCGGAAGCGTTATAAAAAGGTTTCCGTTGATATAGCTAAAAGCGACGCCGCGCGGCAGCCGCACAGTCCGGTGCTCTGTGATAGCAGTCTTTGCAGCCGTCTCGCAGAGGAACCAGAGCTTTTTAATCTTCGGATTTGCCGCTCTCCACGCGTCTACGATGCTCTGAAGCTCCTCTTCCGGAATGGACCCGCTCCGGTCCATGCGCTTCATCGCGCCGACTCCGCCCTGATAACCGCAAGCCAGTGTAGCCACCTTGCCTTTTGCCCTAAGGTGCCCATTTATGCCGTGCTTTTCGACCGGCACGTGATACATCATTGCCGCAGTCTCGCAGTAGATATCCTTTCCTGCACGGAAAGTGTCGAGCACCCACTCCTCTCCGGCAATCCATGCGACCACTCGCGCCTCGATGGCAGAGAAATCGGAGACCACAAAGCGGCAGCCCTCAGACGGCACGAAGGCCGTCCGGACAAGCTCTGAAAAGACAAAAGCGGTTTCTCCGAAGAGTGTCTGCATTGTATCGAAATCGCCCGATGCCGCAAGCTCTCGCGCAAGGGCAAGGTCGGGCAAGCTGTTTCTCGCAAGGTTATGAGTCTGCACAAGCCGCCCCGCCCAGCGCCCGGAGCGGTTCGCGCCGTAGAACTGGAGGATCCCGCGGAGGCGGTCGTCTGCACACACTGCTGCAAGCATCGTGCTGTACTTCGCGACGCTGGTCTTGCCAAGCGCTGTCCGGATTTCGAGCACGCGCCGCACATTGGCGGGAAGGCTACGGTTCTTAAGTGCCTCTTCTATCGTGTCCTTGGTGACGCTGGTCATACCGACATTCTGCTCTGCGAGCCAGCGCTTTAACTGCGCCAGGCTATTCGGGTTTTCAAGTCCCGTGATTGCCTGCGCTTCTGCCTGCAGCTCGCGGCTCCGTCTCGCGTCATAATCAACGATTTTCTCAATCATTGCGACGTCCAGTCTCACACCATTGTCGTTCATCCGCTGATCGAGCGCCCAGAGCGCCTGCTCTTCGTCTATCGTCTTGTACGGCGCGAGCTGTTTCCGGATTTCCTTCTCCGTGACCACATCCTGCCGGTTGTACTCGATATAAAGCCTCCACTTCTCCGGATCATGCGCGGGAAGGTTCCGCTCTCTGCCGCCGTTCGCTCTTGTGGGCTTACAGGGCTTTGAGAAATACTGGATTAGCGCTTTACCCTGCGGGTCTTTTAGCTTGTCTTCCGGCAGGCCAAGCGCCGCTCCGGAGCTTGCAAGACTGCCCGGCAGGCCGAGCGTCAGCGCTTTAATCATCGTGCACTGCCACTGCTCGGGCGGCATAGGCTCCTTAAGCCACTGCGCAAGGCAGGTGCGCTCGAAATTTGCATTGTAGGCGGTCTTTATAATGTCGGGATTCATGAGGGCCTCGCAGAAGCTGCGGAGCTCTTCATCCGTGTCCCTGTCGATTGACATCGTGTCGATTACATGCACTTCGTCTTCATCGTCGTAGCTATAGCCGATCAGTAGTACATCAAAGTCCGGCGCCTCCACGTATCTGTAGACGCCGGACTTGATGAGATCCACAGAGCTATACGTCTCGATGTCGACGCCCATCACTCTGCGCATATGCAGCTCCTCTCTTTAGAAGTCGTCGTCCTCATCGACCTCGAAGTCATCACCGAAATCGGTCTCAGCCGAAGCGCGTACGCCGCCAAGTGCTTCGTCGTCCTTGATTTTCTGGATATTATTGAGGCCGACGCCGACGCCGCGGTTGCCATTCGTGTTGAAAGCGTAGAAATTGATGGACGCACGACCCCAGCAGCCGGAGTAGACCTCTTCGGGGTCGAGGATTTCGTTCAAATCCTTGTCGACGATTCCCGGCTTTTTCGTGCTGTTCGCATTGAGGAAATACATGCGCTCGTACTCCGGAGCCTCCGCAGCTCTCTCCTCATCACCGTCGCGGAGCGGAAGCTTAAGGCTCGCGGGCTTCTTGCCGCCCCACTTGGAAGCAATGCCTTCCTGCACAGCCTCGTCGATCGCTGCCTTCAATTTCTTCACCAGCTCCTTGTCCTTCTTCGGGATGAGCAGGCAGATGCTGTACTTCGCGTCCTGCCCCGCCTGGAAAGAGCGGCTGTTGAAGATGTTTACATAACTGAAGCGAACCAAACCTGTGACGACCTTTGTACTCATAATCAATTCTCCTTTTCAAAATCGGCTGCTGCCGAATTAATAGCTTCTCTCTTGTCACTCTCCGGCACTAAGACCGGCTTCCCCGCGGGCTTTACGATGAGCTCTCCGAGCGTCTCAGTGAGCTTTTTCTTTCCCACAAGTTTTTCCATTGCTGTGATGCCGTAGAGCTTCCGCTCGTAAAGCATCGCTTCGTCATATCCTGCTGCCTTAAGCGCATCGGCGACCTTTAAGGTGTCCGCGTACTGTCTGACTGACCGCCCTTCGACAAGCTTCCAGCCGTCGAAGTGCCTGCCCTTAAGCGCCTGGTCAAGCGTCCACGCCTGCACTGCATCAACCCATGATTTGAGCTCTCCGGCGCGCCCTAAGATTTCGCCGATTTCCTCATCGGTGAGAAGCGCAGGATTTTTGAATTCGTCTTTCGCGACGGAGAGGTTGTACTCTGCAAGTGCTCGGCAGCGTACACTTACCGGGCACCAGCGGCACCAGTCCCCGCAGGACACGCACTCCGAGCCCTCAAAGGCCTCTTTTGCTCTCGGCGCTACCTCGGTCTCTCCCCAGCGCATGAGCTCATCAAGCGGAATCTCCTCTGTGCTGATGTGGTTAAGGCGCGGCTGGATGATGGTATAGCGCGCAGTGTCGAAATCGTAGATATCCCCGAAAAGCGTTGCTGCACCGAGCGCGTAAAGCCTAAGCTGCGGATTGCCCGGCGCATCGACCTTCACGCCTTTCCCATATTTGAGGTCGATAACCTCGATTGTGCTGCCGCCGATGATGACAGCGTCGCTTGTGCCGAAGGATTCCGGAGCCCATGCGTCGAGGTCAAGCTGCTGTTCTACCATGAGCTCTGCGTCCTCGCCTGATGCTGCAAGCCGCTCCATGACCGTGTCCGCATAGAAATCGGTCGCTTCGTCCATCTCGCCGCACCAGTACTCGCTTTTCCGGAGCTCCTTCATCTGCCTTTCATGCTGTGCCGGTGTAATCTCTCCGGAAAGCATCCGGAGTTTTGACTCTGCGACCGCGTGCGCCAGAGTGCCCTCTGCAGCGTAGGGGCTCTCGGGCGGCTCCGGAATCCCTGCGCTCAGTGCGATTGAGGCAGGGCAGCTAAGCCACCGCTTGGCACTACTCGGCGAGAGCCTTGCGTGATTACTCGGCATTCCGCGCCTTCACTTTCTCCATGAGGGCGGGAAGGTCCTCAAGTTTCACCTCGGTAAGCTTGGAGCAACCGAATTCCTTGATGAGCTCCTTCGCGACATTTCCGCCGGTCGCTTTATTGAGCTGCGCAAGCGCTTTCCGGACCTCAACGCGAAAATCCTCGGTGACTGCAGGCGCTGCCGGTGCAGCTGCCGCCTTCGGTGTCTCTGCCTCCGCAGGTGCCTCTTTCCAGGGCATTTCTTCCTTCGGTGCAGACTTCTTTGCCTTCGGCGCTTCCGGCTCTTCTGCGGGCTTCTGCGCGCTCTGAGGGGCGACTACCGCGGTGCCCTTAAATGCCTCGAATTCGTCGAGGGAATCAAATGTGACTGTGATTTTCATTGCTGCATTCCTCCTTATTCATTGGTATTTCAATCCCCGTCAGCTCTGTGAATTTCACCGCGCTGACAAAATAGCTCCACTGCTTTAGCTTCACGGCGTAGCCCCACGGGAAAACGCCGTCCTGCAGCCCCTGTGTAACGAATGCTTTCGATTTACCCATGAGCCGCGCGACCAGGTCGACCGGCACATTCACAGCGTCATTCGGCCTCACCTCTGCGATTGGCACGAATTGCTCGAAATAGTCATCCTGCACACCGAGGGCGCGGGCAAATTCGCGCTTACGCGCCCTCGCGGGCTCATTCTTACCGGAGAGGTACTGACTGATAGAGGATTTTCCGACTCCGGTAAGCGCCGACAGCTCGGACTGCGTAAGGCCTTGGTCGCGCATCAGCACTTTCAGCTTCTCTCCGAATGCCATACTTACTCCTTGCTCAGTCCGCCGAGCTCGGCTGCGCATGCTGCATAGCCCGCAATGTCCATGAGACTGTCGAGCGCTTTTCCCGGATTTGCGATAACCCGCGCGATTTTGAATTGAGCCATCATGAGCGCCACATCCATGCCGGAGAGATCCACCTCACAGCCATAAGCGCGATACAGGTAGTCGCTCCAGAAAATCGCGATGGACTCAAAAATCTCCTTCGGAGAGCCGTGCTGCTCTTCCCGCTCTTCGACAATGCCTCTCACATCTTCCAAAAATACTGTCTTGTCCATTTGTCCTCCTCACTCCGGCATATTCCGGAGATACTCCTCGCAGGCACCTCTCACCGATTTCAGCGAGAGACCCACAAGCCTTGCGGCCACCTGCTCTTCCTCATCCTCTCCACTTGCGAATCGCTCCCCGACGCACACAATCATTTCGCGGTGCTCCGCGACGGCCTCAAGGAGCTTGTCGAGCTCCTTGAGGTGCTCATCCCACACATGCTTCATGTCGCGGCGGTGTTTCTGGCCGGCAGCACGATTGCCTTGGCGCTACCCTGCGTAATCAGGACCGGCGCACGGTCGGTCGTAAAGGTCAGCTTCACCGGCCGCTTCTGGTCAAAGGCTTTTAATGAGCTTGCAAGAAGGCTCGGAGAAAAATAGGTCTCAAGTTTCTCGCTCGCTTTGTTTGCGGGTTTGAGCTCCCAGACACCGTCAAGATTCGGGTAATTGCCTTTCTCGATCGACAGCGTGATGCTGTCGTTTAAGCTCCGGTAGGTCGTGGCATCCGCTCCCGCAGTCACCTCCACATAAGCGGAGCGCTTGTCGAAGAGGCCCCCGGGCGGGCTTAAGAGAAACTCCCCATGCTCTACGGAAGCCGAGAGCAGCGGCAATGTGAGCTCAAAGGCTCGGTTTCCGTCTGTGCCGCGTACATAGAGTATCCGGTCGTCGATTCTGCCGTACGCCATCGTGCACACCGGTCTGCGCGGGTTCTTCTGGTCGATGAATGCGCGTGCAAAGCGCACAAACTCGTTCGCGTACGGTGTACCCAGCTGGAAAGTAATGTCTTTCATTCCGGCCACCTCACAGCATCAGGCCGAGGGTCACGCCGATGGCGACCGCCCAGCCCCAAAATGCGACGCCCTTCCAGAAAGAGCTGCTCCACTGCGCCCGCTCCAGCTGCTCGTACACCGATACCAGGTGCCGCTCCAGCCAGGACTGTCTGCGCTTGTCCCTCTCCTGCTCGGCCTGCATCTCGCGGAGTTCTCGGATTAAGCCGTTGCGAGAGCTTTCATTTACGGCCTCGATGCAGCGCTTCTCGCTGCTCACTACATTGATTGCATTCATTCTTCTACCTCTCCTCCATAAACGAGCTCGTATCTCTGTATCTCTTCTAAGGTCAGCCGCCTGTCATACTGCGCATAGCCCCATGCGTGCGTTCGCCCTATATCCGTTTTGACCTCGCGCCGTCTGCGATAGTCGCAGATACTCCGAAGGCCTCCGCACGGGATTGACCACGGCCGCTGCCGCATCGTGTAGTACCGGTACTGCTTCATGCCTCTCCCCCGGGGAGCTTGTGCAGCAGCTCCTCAAGCTGCGCGTGTGCGCTCGCCAGCCAGTAGCGCGCCATCGCTGTGTAAAAAACATCCATTGCGCTGAGCCCGCTGAGGTCTGTCTTGTCCAGTCGGTCCGTCGCGTCTTTGATCAGCGCCATAGCCTCAAGCGTTAAAGTCGTGTCACTCATACCCTCACCTCCCGAAAAGCCTGCCGGGCGGAGCACAGCTCGTCCTCCGCACTCTCCAGATAATTGGTCACGTCGTCATAGTCGGCGTCCTCTAAAAGCTCTTTCCGGACAGCCTTGATGCACAGCTCGATGATTTCGAGCCTCTCCGGAATCGGTCTTTTTGCCATATCACCCTTCCTTCTTAGTCTCAGAAAGTACAATGTCGATGCAAAGATTGCTTTCCGCCGCAGCAAGCGACGTTTTCGCGCACTTAATGTTGGCGACGACTTCGTCGCAGCCCATAGCCGACAATCCCTCTGCGTAGCCGCTCAGCAGTGTGCCGATTTCACCAAGCCGGGCGGCGGTCATAAACTTCAAAGTGTCCTTAACATCCATGTACCTTACTCCTCCGCCTCTGTGTCGAGGTACTCGCAAAGGTCGTCCTTTGCCACATCTAACTCGGCATATGCCTCGTCAAGGCTGCCCGCTATCAGCTCCGTGACATCGCCGTCATCATCGAGCTCGCTCGCGGCTAACTGCAAGGATTTGATTGCCGTCATCAGCGCGTTGACTCCGTAGACCAGCGACAAAACACCGTCCTTCCTCATGCCGCCTCCGTTCTCTCGATCATCGGCAGCACGCCTCTTCGCTTCAGCAAATCGTAGAGGAAAAGCCGGCCTTTCTGTGTCCAGTACATGTGCGTCCGTGCGCCCTGCGAGCCGTCCGGGCGGTTATAGTTCTGTGTCTTGGTCTGCGTGTAGCCGTAGCTCTGGTACTTCGAGTAAAGGAACCACACACCGCTCTGATTGAATTGCACGCCGATGTCGTGCAGCATTTTGTTGAGTGCCTTTGCGCTAAGACCGTAGTCTTTCGCGATCTCCGTGACGGATAAAAGACTCGGGCACTGGAGAATCAGGTCATAGTAGCTTGCCTTCGGTTTAAGCTCTGCAATCTGCTGGTCTTTAACCTTATTCTCGACCTCAAGCGCTTTCCGCGCCTCGCGCTCTGCTTTCAGCGCCAGCAGCGCCCGAATGCCGAGATCCGGATCCGCGATAATGTCGTCAATCGCATAAAGCCCGTGTCTCCGGATAGTCGGAAGCACCTCATCGAAAACCCAGCGCTCAAATCTCTCCGCCGACGGAAGCTTGCTGCTGACGATCAGGCGGTAAACATCGCCCTCGGGGATAAAGCTCATCTGTATTGTCTGCTTAGTGGTCGTCCCGTGCTGGTTGGTCGTCTCGGAGACCCCGTCGCGTTTCACGACACCCTTGCAGTGCCTTGCCACCGCATCCCGGGGGTTGCTGTACCCAAGCGCCCGCGCAACATCTGTTCCGGCGAAGTAGGGCTTGCCGTCGAGCTCCACTGTCCGGACTTCTCCAAACTCTGTGCTCTCAAAGATTTTCAGTTCCTGCATATCTTTCTCTCCTTTTCTCCTGATGCTCCCTCCCCTATACTGTCCTTACAGGGCATTGCCGTGCCCGAGTCTGTAGAGAGGAGATGCTAACAATGGGTAAAAATCAATGGGTTTCGCCCCGTGGCAAGAAGTGGGCCGTTCGCGGCGAGGGTAATTCGCGCGCTACAAAGCTCTGCGACACGCGGGCGGAAGCCGCAGCCTGCGCCAGGAAAATCGCTGAAAACCAGGAAAGCGAATGCATTATCCAAAAGCGCAATGGGCAAATAGCTTCAAAAGACAGCTACGGTAACGACCCTTGCCCGCCTAGGGACAAGGAGCACTAGTTGCTGTAAACCGGTCTGAGCCGCACCCTGTAGCCGTCCGCCATATCAATGTCTTCTTCTGTAATAGTGGCGATGACTACGGGGTCTTTTTCATCTGTCTCGACGATGATGCGCGTCCAACCGCGAATCTCGGGCGGATTTTCTTTTCTCTTTTTCGTGCTCTTACCTTCCTTTCTTGATTTCGCTCACCCGTTTGTAGATAATTCATCTACATCGGGAGCAAAAAAAATTGCGTCCCTTTCGGCGTTTGTAAGGCGAAGCGCCTTTTTCAATGCCATAATCTCTGAAGCTTTGAACTCGGTCTCATTGTTCAGTTTATTCAAGAAGCCAGCATACGTAAGGCCGCAAGCGGCTGCGACATACAAGAGCTTGTAGCCAGACTCACGTACCTTCTCCTTCAGCTTTTCAGAGTCGACCATACTTTCCCCTCCCTTCTTGTTTCTTATTCATCAACAAGCCCCATGATACCGCTTTGTTTATGTTTCGTCAACAACTTTTTCTGAAAATGTTGATAAATTTTCACGCTTGCCGTATGATGTGTTTATCATCACATAGAAAGTGAGGCTTCGGTATGACATCTACTGACATCGCGCTCGGCCGTCGCATCCGCGTTCTTCGCGAAGGTCTCGGAATGTCGCAGGACGAACTTGCGCAAAAGACAGGGTACAAGTCCAGGTCATCGGTCAATAAGGTAGAAATGGGCGTACAAGGCCTTACTCAATCGAAGATAGTTCGCTTTGCCGAGGCGCTCCACACAACCCCAGGGGCCCTTTTTGACGGTCTCCCGTCCCCGGACAGCGTGCTTTGTACAGACAGCCCTAGCGATTCGGACGTGTGCGGCTCCTCTCTCCCCGACTACTCCAATATTTTCCCGCTGCAGCGCGCACGCGTCCCGCTCCCTGGGCCGATAGCCTGCGGCGAGCCGATTTTCTGCAATGAGGACCGCGAAAGCTATGTGGAGGCGGGCACAGACGTCCGCGCCGACTTTTGCCTCAAAGCCCGCGGGGGTCGCATGACCGG